ATCTAATTGATTATTACTTAATAAAAATATTACAGTTATAATTTTTAAATCCATTCTTTTAAATCTTCACCCATAATTTCATTAGCTATATTTATTTTACTACGAAGAGCTTTTACGATTCTATCATCAATGGTATTTTCAGAAATAATATCAATATAGGTCATAGGTTTTGTTTGTCCAATACGATCTATTCTTGCTTCTGATTGTTGACGTTTTTCTAAATCATAACCATTTGAAAAATAAATCATTGTACTTGCTGCAGTCAATGTAATACCATAACCGCCTGTATGAGTGGTACCTACAAAAAATCTACACTTGTCATCTGTTTGAAATTTCTTTATATTAATTGACCTTTGATCTTGGTCTGTTTCACCAAAATAATCTACAACAGAATCTTCTCCATATTTATTTTTTATTTCTTCAATAATTCTTTTTACATCATGAGTATAGTGTGACCAGATTACTGCTTTGTTATGAACATTTTCTAAGATATCCATTAATTCAGTTATACGATTACATGGTAAATCTTTTATGGTGCCATCATCTGCTGTAAAATGACCACAAGTAATTTGATGGAGTCGCATTAATTGAGTCATCACAGTAGCCGAGGAAAGCATTTTACCATCAAGAAAAGCTATTGCTTCTTCTTTCATTTGTTTATAAACTTTCTGTTGTTCTTTAGTTAATTCAACAACATGTTTTAAAAAAGTCTTTTTAGGTAAATCTAAACAATCATCTTTTAATACTCTTTTAGAAAATGGTCGTATCTTTTCTGATAATTCTCCAAGATTCCGGTAGCCTACTACTATTTCAATTTGTCTACCTTGTACCTGTATTTTTCTTGTGACTGCATAACGAGCCTTGAATGTCCAGTAGGAAGAATGGCCCAGGAGCCAGGGATCAAGGAACTCACATTGACTAAATAAATCAAGAGGTGATTTGGTTACAGGAGAACCTGTTAAAATTCTCCTGTATTTAGCCATATCTCTCAGCGCAATAATATTTTTAGTTCTTTTAGTAGTAGGTGTTTTAATGGTAGTTGATTCATCAATTGCTACCATTGTTTTATGTGCAGATAAAAATTTATATGCAAAAGCAGGTCCGTCAGAAGATGAAAAAGCTTCAACGTTCATTAATAAAATATGAAATTCAGTTCCAGTTTCAAATAAAGTATTTAAAGTATTTTTTTGTTTTTGAGACTTGTCTGATGTTTTCCATAAAACAGTTTTTTTAAAAATATAATCCGGTAAATGTGTAGGTATTTCTGAATCATACCAGTTTTTATATACACCTTTTGGTGCAATAATTAATAATCCGTTTATTAATCCTTTGCTATAGAGCATAGCAGCATTGTCTAAAAGAACTTTGGATTTACCTGTACCCATTTCCATGAAATAGGCAAAATTTTCTTTATCCCAAGAGTCTTGCAATGCATCTAATTGATGTTTATATGGTTGTGTTTTAAAGTTAAAATTAATCATAATTATATACCTTTACATTACTTTCTAATGGTATATATATGGATAGAAAGAAAAAAAGTCAATGACAAAAGTTTATTTAGTACAAGAAATACCTATAGATAAAATAACGGGAATACCTAAATTTGATATAACTCCTGCTATAAAATATGGCGAAATTAAGACAATGTTTCCTAGATTAAGGCAGATGCAATTTACACCAGGTCCATTAATAATAGAAATAAAAAATAGTTTAAAAAATTTTACATCTGAAGATTATTTATTATTATATGGAGATCCAGCTCTAATTGGAGTTGTGTGTGCAGTTGCAAGTGATATTACACTTGGTAAATTTAAAGTTTTAAAATGGGATAGAATACAAGGAAGTTATTTTCCAATTGAAATTAATTTATTTCAAAAATAATGTTGACAATATAAAAATCATTAATATATTGTTAATTATGAAAGTTAAATTGAAAGTTAAAGGAGTAATTTATGATTAATCTACGTGACGATGCACCAGATCAAGTTAATTCTATTGATCCAACTGAACTATCAGAAGCAATTGAAAATTTAAAATCAATTAGTGCACAAATTTTAGAACAGGAATCCAAGTTAAAAGAATTAAAGAGTCAAGAAAAATATATAAATAATTTTACTATTCCTGAAATAATGAATAAAATGAATTTAAGTACAGTAAAATTAAAAGATGGCTCTGAACTATCTGTTAAAAAAATTTATAGCGCCACTATGAAAGCTGATAAAAAAGCTGAGGCGATACAATGGCTTCGAGACAATGGCTTAGGTGATATTGTGAAAAATGAAATCACAGTTAACTTTGGTCAAGGCGAAGAAAACAAGGCAGTAGAATATACTAACCTTGCACGGGGTCAAGGCTATGAACCATCTCAAAAAGAATCGGTTCATGCCTCGACTCTTAGAGTAACCATGGAAGATTGGAAGAACAAAGGTAATAATGTTCCTGAAGATCTTTTTTGGACGTTTGATGGAAATCAAACGAAAATTACAAGTAAACGATAAACGATAAACGATAACTATAGGAGGACTTTATGTCTAATAATACAAGTATGGTTAAAAAGAATAGTGCAGGTGCACTATCACCAATCAATCTAAGAGCCGATTCAGGTAAAGGAACAGAAGAAATTAAATCTTCGGATACTAATACTCCGATTTTAAAAATTCTTCACCAACTTTCTCCTGAATGTAATGAGAGAAGTGCCAAACATGTTAGCGGTGCAAAACCTGGAATGATTTATTCTAGTAGTTTTGGAACACCTATTGATGGCGCTGAAGGTTTGGATATTATAATCTGTCATTCACAGACTAGATATCCAGAATGGCAAGAACGAGGAGACAGTGCATTAGCACCTGTTGGAACTCACATTGAACCACCTAAAGATGCAGTAGAAGAAAGAAATGGGAGATACAGATTATCTAATGGTAATTACTGTGAAAAAACCATGTACTTTTATGCTATTGCATTAGTAGATGGTGAAATGAGAAAAGCTGTAATACCTATGAGATCATCAAATTTAACTCCAGGTAGAGAATTAAATAATTTAATTCAAAATTTAAGAGCTACAGATGATAAAGGCACATTTAGACCTGCAGCATATTCTGCTATCTTTAATTTAAAGACTGCAGGAAAAAGTTGGGGGGATAAAAATTGGCATGTTTATAAACCATCTAAAGTTAGAATGTTAGATTTATCTGACAAAAATGATTTAGATATTTATAACGAAGCAAAAAAACTTCAAGAAGAAGCTTTTAAAGGTTCAACTCAACCTAAATACGAGAAAGCTGATTCTTCTGAGGAAAAAGATATTATCTAATTCTCTAAGAGAATACTCGCGAAAAAAAGTTGGGCCGGGAGACTGGCCCAGCTTTAAAACAAAAAGGACAGGATGAAAGATTATATAAAATATTTTTCTGGTTTAACTAGAAATTATGGTATCTGTAAAACAGATCAAGGCTATACTGATCCAGAAACAGGAAAGAAAAAATTTAAACATGAATGGTCTCAAATTAAAATTACCAATGAAGATTATGAAGATCATTTAAAAGGTATCAAATCAATTGGAATACAACCATGTACTGATGAAGGTACAGCAAGATTTGGTGCAATTGATGTAGACAAATATCCAATAGATAAAGAATTTTATTTAAAAATAATACAAGAAAAAGAATTACCTCTTATCCCTGTCCTATCAAAAAGTGGTGGATTACATTTATATGTGTTCACCACTGAATTTGTAAAAGCAATTGAGATAAGACAATTTTTAGAACAAATGCTTTATGTATTTAAATTATCTATTCAAACAGAAATTTTTCCAAAACAAACAAATTTAAAAGGATCAGATGAAAAAGGAAACAAAACAAATGGAAACTTTATAAATCTTCCTTACAACGGAAATGCTCGAAGAGCATTATCTCCAGATGGCACAGAAATGTCTTTAGATACTTTTTTAAAATGTATTGAGTTAAATGCAGTGACTAAAACTCAATTAAATGGAATACAAGAAAAACTTATTTCTCAAGAATTAAAAGGTAGTGGTGAAGAATTTCAAGATGGACCACCTTGTTTAGGTATTTTAACAAAAGAAATGATGAACGATAATAGAGATAGATTTTTATATAATTACATGGTTTTTGCTAAGAAAAAATATCCAGATAATTGGAAAGATAAAATTGTTGAAGCAGCTAGAAATTATTTTAAATTTGATTCTAAATGGACAGATGACCATGTTAAATTTAAAATAAAAGGTTGGGATAAGGAAACTAAAGGTTATCAATGCAATGGAGAATTACTTCAACCTCATTGTATAAAATCAGTTTGTGTAAAAAGAAAACATGGAATTTTATCAGATGGCAAAGCTGCATGGCCAAGATTATATGCACTACAAAAAATAAATTATAAACCTACACCAGAATGGAAATTTACTGTAGAAAAAGAAGATGGAGAAAATGTTCAGGTACATGCAAAAGATATTTATAAATTAGAAAGTCAAAAAGCTTTAAGAGCTTTATTAATGGAACAAGCTTTTACTGTTCCACCAAATATAAAAGGTAATGAATTTATAACTATAATGTCTACTCTTTTTGATAAAGAAAAAGTTGAAACAATAGAGCCAGCAGAAGGAACTAGTCCGACAGATATACTGTTAAAATATTTAGAAAAATATATTTATGGACCAAAAGCAACCACACATAAATCTTTTGAAAGTGGTAAACCATTAGTTGATGATAAATATGCATGGTTTGTTTATGATGAATTTTATTCTGATCTAAAAACAAAAGAATGGAAAACAGATCCACAAAGAACTTCTTATATGATAAAAGAATTATTTAAAAGTGAGGACAGAGAAAAAAAGGCTTTATTCAATAAAGCAAAAAGATTTCCAGGTAAGGATAAGGATAATAATTATTTTCCTCCTATAAAAGTATTAAGAATACCTTTATATTTATTTGAAGAGAAAAAAGATATTCAAGAAATAGTTGAATTTGAAGATGAAGAGGACATTATTTAATGATATATAAATACTATGGTCCTCCCGGCACCGGTAAAACTCATAAATTAATTAATAGAGCAAAAGCTTACGTTAGAATTGGAACTCCATTACATAAAATAGGTTATTTTGCATTTACTAAAAAAGCTGCAGGAGAAGCTAAAAAAAGAATGCCTGCAGAAGATAAAAAATTAGTTTACTTTCAAACACTCCATTCTTTTGCATTTAATTTATTAACTTTAAAAGAAGAAGATGTCATGCAACCATATCATTATGAAAATTTTGGTAAAAAATTAAATGTTAAAGTAAAATATTATGATCGTTATAATAAAGAAGAGTCTCATTTTTTAACTTGTGACAATCCTTATTTTCAATTAATTCATAAATCTATAAATAAATGTACAGATATAGAAGAAGAATTTAATTTAGGAGAGCATAATTCAAAAGAAGTTGAATTGTCAATGCTAAAACATATTTATGAAAATTATTTAGAATATAAAAAGAAAAAGAAATTAATAGATTTCAATGACATGATTGAAATGTTATTGAAAAAACAAAATAAAATACCTGAATTTGATGTTGTATTTATTGATGAAGCTCAAGACTTATCTCCTCTTCAATGGAAACTTTATGATATTTTAAAAAACAAATCTAAAGATATTTATTTAGCAGGAGATGATGACCAAGCAATTTTTACCTGGGCAGGTGCTGATGTAAATAGATTTATTAATGAGCCCGCAAAAGAAAAAATATTGCAGTATTCAAAAAGAATATCTAAAGCAGTTCAAGAGCAGTCAAAAATACCTATAGAAAACATTGTGGGTAATAGAAAAGATAAAACTTATTTTCCAAGAAATTATGAAGGATTATGTGAATATATTTCTAATTTAGATCAAGTAGATTTAAGCAAAGATAAATGGTTAATATTGACCAGAACTGTATCTAGATTATTAAAAATAGAAAAAGATTTAAAAAAGAAAAATTTATATTTTGAAAGCAAAAGAGGTAAAAGTATTAAGACGCGATTATATAAATCAGTAAAAAACTATGTACTTTTACAGCAAAAAATAGATTTAGAAGATAAATATTTAAAAGAAATAAAAGAATTTATTGGACATGATAAATTAGATTTAAATAAAGATTGGTATGACGCTTTTCAAAATGTAGAACAAGAAGATAAAGACTATCTTTTAGGATTATTAGAAGCAGGAGAAAATCTAGATGAGTCTGCAAGAATATGGACTTCAACTATACACGCTATCAAGGGTGGTGAGCAAGATAATGTTATTCTTTGTTTAGATTTAGGAGATAAAATTATAAAAGCGATTAAAAAAAGTCAGGAGAAGGAAGATGAAGAACATAAAGTTTGGTATGTTGGAATAACACGTGCAAGAAATAATTTGTATAAATTAAAAGCAAGAAAAGAAAGGCAAGGATACAAACTATGATGAAATGTTTTTATTGTAATGCAAAAGTAAGATGGAACAATGATTTTGATACTGAAGACACATACCCAGATTCAGATCATAATATTGTAAGTATGTATAACTGTGATGAATGCGATACTTGGTATGAAGTATTTCATCAAAAAAAGGAGAAAAAAGATGACAAATAAAAATATGTTTGACAGTGCATTTCCACAAAACAAGCAGATAGGGGGAAATCACTACAAGAATTTTCACATTCAACCCTATGAGTTTATTTCAAAAAATAATCTCTCATTTTTTCAAGGGAACGTAATTAAGTACGTTTGTAGGTACTTGCAAAAAAATGGAATTCAGGATATAGAAAAGATAATACATTATTGTGAATTAGAAATAAAGAAGATGAAAGATTTAAATGCTAAAAGAAAATGAATATAAAAAATATTGTTGGAGACAAGTTAGTTTATCAATTGCAGCAGCTGAAAAATTAGAATCTTTATCTGAAAATTTTAAGTATGGTAAAAAATTAAAAAAAGCTAAAACCGTAGAAGCAATGGCATGGCAGTATAATATTATTAAAGGTACTAACAGGGCTATTGTTTGGAAAGATGGAAAGTTTGAGGTCGTAGAAAAATGAACATATATACAGAACTTATTGGTCTATCAATAATGACCATATTTATATTTGGGTTAATATAATGGAAAATAAATTATTTTATCATAGAAAAATTGATTTTAGAATATTGAGGCAAACTGAAAAAGCAATTTTAGTTAGTATAATTAATTGCAATAGTAGCAATCTTCAAAGTTTTTTATATCTTCATGAAAGAGATTATCCAGGTGTAACTAATCTTTTAGAGTTATGGTTTCCTAAAAGTTGGATTAAAAAATCAGGGGATAGTTTTTATATTTGGGAAAAAGGTTTGTTAAAAAATGTAGAAAAATTGATTCAAAAAAGAATTAATAAAATAATAGAATCCGAAGTTGAATTAGCAGAAGGATTGATTGAAGAAGCTGATTTAATTATGGATAAAATCAATCAAAAAAATAGGACGGTACATTAATGATTATGCCAACTACAGAATGGGTCATGCCTCAGGAATTTCCTGATTTAAGAAATGCAGAAGAAATAGCAATTGACTTAGAAACACGTGATCCAGACTTAAAGAAACTGGGATCAGGGTCTATAATAGGTAATGGTGAAGTTGTAGGCATAGCTGTAGCTGTCAATGGTTACAAAGGATATTTTCCAATAGCACATGAAATAGGACCAAACTTAGATCGTAAGAAAACTTTAGAATGGTTTAAAGATATTTGCGCTTCTCCCGCTACAAAAATATTTCATAATGCAATGTATGACGTATGTTGGATACGTAGTTTAGGTATAAAAATCAATGGTTTAATAATAGATACTATGATTGCATCTTCATTAATAGATGAAAACAGATTTCAATACACTTTAAATTTTTTATCATGGCAGTATTTAAATGAAGGAAAAAATGAAACAAAATTATTAGAAGCTGCAAAAGAAAGAGGATTAGATGCTAAAGCAGATATGTGGAGAATGCCTGCTATGGAAGTTGGAGCATACGGGGAGAAAGATGCTGAACTAACTTTAAAACTTTGGCAGAAATTAAAAAAGATAATTATTGAAGATGACATACAAGATATATTTAATCTTGAAACTGATCTTTTCCCTTGCCTAGTTGATATGCGCTTCCTAGGCGTCCGGGTAGACGTGTCCAAAGCCAATCAATTAAAAACAACACTGGCAGTAAAAGAAGAAAACCTACTACAACAAATAAAAATAGAAACAGGATTAGATATTCAATTAATGGCTGCAAGAAGTATTGCACCACTTTTTGATAAATTGAAATTAACATATAGTCAAACTGCTACTGGTGAACCATCTTTCACAAAAGGTTTTCTTGCTAATCATAAACATCCTGTAGTTCGTATGATAGCAGAAGCTAGAAAAATAAACAAGGTTAGAACTACATTTATAGATTCAATAATTAAACATGAATATAAAGGCAGAATTCATGCAGACATAAATCAAATACGATCTGATGATGGTGGTACAGTTACAGGAAGATTTAGTTATTCGAATCCAAACTTACAACAAATACCGGCACGTGATCCAGATACAGGACCATTGATTAGAAGTTTATTTATACCTGAAGAAGGTTGTAAGTGGGGTACATTTGATTACTCGCAACAGGAACCAAGATTAGTTGCACATTATGCTTTAGCATTTGGTTTACCTTCAGTAAATGAAATTGCAGACTCATATGAAAATGATCCTTCAACAGATTTTCACAAAATAGTTGCGGATATGGCATCCATTGACAGATCACATGCCAAAACAATTAATCTAGGTTTATTTTATGGAATGGGTAAAGCTAAATTACAAGGAGAATTAGGAGTTACAAAAGAAAAATCAGAAGAATTATTTAAACAGTATCATGAAAAAGCTCCATTCGTAAAACAATTAATGAATAAAGTTATGAGTAAAGCTCAAAGTAAAGGACAGATAAAAACTATATTAAACAGAAAATGTAGGTTTCCAAAATATGAGCCTATATTATCTGGATCTGATTGGGGACACTTTGTACCTGCAGAAGATGAAGAACGTATGAAAGAATTACAAGAAATGGGTCCGGAGCTTAAAGACTTTGAAGGTAAAGTTCTTACTGATAAAGATGGTAAACCATTAAAAAATTATTGGCACAATAATTCAACACGTAGAGCTATGACTTACAAAGCTTTAAATAGATTAATTCAAGGATCAGCTGCAGATATGACTAAGAAAGCAATGGTTGATTTATATAAAGAAGGTTTATTAGCACATATACAAATTCATGATGAGTTAGATTTTTCTATTGAATCAAAATCACAAGCTGATAAAATAAAAGAAATAATGGAACATGCAGTAGAACTAAAAGTTCCTAACAAGGTTGATTATGAATACGGTCCTAACTGGGGCGAAATTAAATAATATGAGGAACTATGGCTTATTTAAATGCGAATATACCACCAATCTATTGCAAAATAAGGAAGGAGTATCTTTATGACTTTACCGGACATCATGGAGAAAGTGAAGACTGCGTTGTCTTCGGCTTATCAAGCATTAGTGGCAAAGCGTTATTATTTCATATTATGTTACCGAATGGTGCGGTCTTTTATAGATTGCCTATTTCAGCGTTTTTCCAAAAACATCTTTCTAGATCCGAAGTGCCGGATATGTCAGTCGACACATTACAACTGTGGAATTGTTTTAGCTATTATCCTAGTGTGCATTGCTTTGATTGGTTGGCTGGTATAAGCGGCAAATTTAAAGCAAAAGATAAAAAATTTTACAAGGGTCAATACTTATTTACGGTTGACTGGGCACATCCAGAGACTAATATACTGAACACGGAACATTCTGAAATTCCGCAAGAACATAAATGTGCTCACATAATGGCACTTGAAAACGGTAATTATGCAGCGCAGCCAAACAATAGAATCATTTGGCATGTGAACAGTTATACCACCGATAAGACCTGGCCTGACTACAAGGTGCAAAATACAGTGTGGGAAGTAGAAGGTGCGGACTGGGTAACGGAAGATTCTGACAAAATGTTTTATGACATTGAAACAAATTTTAATGGAGAATAAATATGAAAAAATTTTGTAAAAATTGTGACCACAGATGCCATTGTGTTGGTGAAGGTTATTATGTAAATGTAGATAAATGTGATGCATGTATTTGTGAGAGATGTGAATGTGGACTTGAAATATTAGGTGCGCCAAATAAAAAAGGTTTTTTTGCAAAGCTTTGGCAAAAATATGTGGACTGGATATTTTTAGATTGGAGTAAATAAATATGTCTAAGATAACAGAAGATACATCAGTAAAAACAGATATTAAAACTATTGGTTCACTAATAGCTGCAGCAGGTTTTGCTGTGTATATGTATATTGGTATGACTAATACTATTAATACATTAGAGACAAGACTTC